CGTCTTTACCTGGCGCCCGCGAGGCGCCGGCTCGCGGTAGAGGCCGCTGGCCAGTTTCGCCGCCGCGACGGCCTCGTCCGGCTCGTCATGGTCCGCCGCCGCCCAGCCCTCGGGCAGCGGCAGTGTGGTGTCAGGCCCGGACGGGCCGGCGTAGATCAGCCTCATGGCTGCAGCACCCCCTGCTGGTCCTCGACGACGTCCACCACGATGCGCCCTCCCACGTAGATGATGCCGCCCCAGTCGAGGGGCAGAGTCCACGAGACCGTGTAGCTCATCCAGCGCGCAGACGGCGACAGCACCACGTCGGCGTGCAGCCGCTCGATGATTGCCTCGATCGCCTGCAGTGCCGCAGCCACGTTGAGGCCGACGTCCCACCGGCCGGTGAGCACATCGACGTAGATCGGCGTGGTCCGCAGCTGGCCGGCATACGACGTCACCGGGTCGCTCGTCTCCGGGTAGATCAGCACCGCGGGGAACTCGGCGACAGCAGCCGGGATGGCCTGGGCGCCGACGCCGGCGGCGTGATAGACACGCGCGATGCCGACGGCCGACTGGACCGTGGTGGCCACCGCGCTCACGACACCAGTCATGTCCCACGTCACTGCTCGCCTCCCAGCCGCTCCCACGTCTGCTCGATGCCGCGCTCGACGGCCTCGATGAGCGCCGGGCGGGCAGCGGCGAGCGCGCCGCCGCCCTTGATACCGATCCACGGGCGCTCAGGCTGTCCGCGGCGGGACCGGAACGGGCGGCCGCCGAGGGCGCGGACCGAGCCCTTGCCGCGGGCCCGGCCCGTCCAGCCGCGATACCAGATCTGGCGCCCGAACTCGTAGGCGGCGGCGCCGGGATGGTTGATGCGCACGGTCACCCGCGGCGCAGTGCCGCGCGAGGCGCGGCTGACCGCGCCGCGCTTGATCCGGCTCCCCATCGAGCCGGGAGCCGCAGCCTTGAGAGCGGGCACGAGCACCTCGTCGATTGCGCGCTCGAACGCCCCGCGGATCTCCGGGCTGTCGGTCCCCAGCGCCCTGAGCTGCCTCCGCACGCGCCGCAGCTCGCCCTCCTCGAGCTGGAGCCGGATCTGGAGCTTGCCGGACTTTTTTCGCCTCGCGATCGACTCACCACCGACTGGCCTGCCCATCACGCCACCCCCGGCAGGCGGAACCGCTCGACCGCATCGCGGATGTCGGGGTAGACCCCCTGCCACGGCTGGCCGGCGCCGACCTCCGAGCTCGCGAGCACGCCGGCGAACCCGGCCGCTTGGTCAGTCAGCCGCCGGATAACCTGCATGAGCGCCGCCTCGGTGATGGCGCCGGGGTACACGCGCCGGTACACCGGCGTCCCGGCCGGGTGGGGTGCCGCCGCCGTGCCGTTGACCCCGCGTGCGACAGTCGCTGTCGAGCCGGATGCGGCCACCACCTGCACCTGCTCGTCACCGATGGCGAGCACGTCGCCGATGTCCAAATCCGACTGGCTGAAACTGGTAGAATTTTGCGACGCGTCCATCGCCGCAGTCAGCGTGCCGGCCGGAACGACCGTCCAGCTGTAGCCCCAGAGGCCGGTCAGCCGCAGGTACGGGCCGGTGCAGTAGGCGAGCAGGCGGGCGTGGTGCGGCGCCGTGCCATCAGCCAGCAGCGTCCAGCCGGTGAGCGGCGCCCACGTCTGCCCATCGCCGCACTCGGCCAGCTCGACCGAGATGCAGTCGGGCACGATGGTCGACGTCCGCCCGGCCGGCACGATGAGCGTGCCGCGGACGGCGCCGAACCTCCGGTTGCACCAGTCATCGATGCGGCGGCTGGTGTGTGCGATGAGCGGGTGCAGCACCTCGTCAGGGGTGCCGGCAGTCGTGAGCCGGCCGCGGGCGCGCACCTCGGACGGGCGCACGTACCAGTCGGCCGGCTCAGGCAGCACCATCAGCCATCGCCCTTGCGCGCCTGGCGGCTGCCGCGGCGCTCGGTCTCACCTTCGCCGGTGCCTGCGCGGCGGAGCGCATCCTCGGCGTCAGCGCCGACGAGGACCCGCGCAGCGCGCGGGTCCCCCTCAGCAACCGGACGCCCATCCTCGTCGACGTAGATCCGGGTGGGGTCGGTCATGTTATCCCCCCTAGGCGAGGGTGACCTCAGCGAACGCGCTCGGCCGGAACACGGCGAACGCAGCCCGCAGGTCGAGGCGAACGGTCTTGATCCCGGACGTGAACCCGGTGCCGCTGTAGCCCACCTGGATATCGATGTTGGACCGCATCGCAAGCGCGGAGTAGTTGGCCCAGTCGCCAACCACGACCTTGCCGGCCGGGATGGCCGACGTCTCGACGACCCGCAGGCCCCAGATCGGCATGTTGAGCGACGAGCTCGGCGGCCCGAAGAGGTACTGGCCGTCCGTCGACTTGGCCAGCCGCACCGCCTGGAGGTTGGTCGGGTGGATGACGATGGCGTCGGGCTGGGCATAGCCGACCGTGCGGCAGGCCACGATGCCCTTGTAGATCGCGTCGAGGATTGTGTCCGTCCCCTGGGAGACGGCATTGATGCCGCTGACGTTGCGCACGCCGCGGAGATTCGGCGCCGTCCCGTTGCCGTTGAGGATCTGGGCGTCGAGCCGCTGCCGGATCATCTCGGAGAGGCGGGCCCGGATGAGGTCCTCGACCGCCGGGTCGTCCTCGAGCTGCTCCTCGGTGACCGGGATGTGCGCCGCGATTTTCTGGACCGGCTCGGTCACCTCCGTGTACGCGAGCGTCGCCTCCGGGTAGGCGCCGCCCTCAGCCACCTCAGCCGCCGAACTACCGAACGTTGTCTCGCGCACATACTTGAACGCATTTTGCACCGTACGGATCATCGGCGGCAGGTCCATCACGAGCGTCGGCCGGGTCGGCGTGACCTCGACGCGGCCGGACCGGAGCGTCTCGGGCGGGTAGCCCGCGCTCGTCGACATGAGCGCCTTGAGTTCGGGCGGCGCGAACGACACGCCCTGGACCGAGCCGGCGGGCGCGCTCTTGAGTGCGACGGCGAGCCGGGTCGCCAGGTCGCCGCGGAGCGAACCGGCGCCGGAGATGAGCTCCTTGCTCTCCTCGACGAGCGCGCGCAGGCCCTTGCCGTCATCAACCACCTCTTTAATGAGCTTTTCGAGCAACTCGCTGTGCCGGATTTGGTCAGCAATCAGCCGCCCAATTTTGGCCTCGGTCGACACGTCCCCGTAAATCGTCACTGGCGTGAGGTCGTAGTTCCCGTTGCCGTCCCTGCCAGCCGTGGCGTACACGCGGTCGAGACGCTCCTCCAGTGTGAGCAGCTCCTGGTTGATCTTCTCGATGCTCACCTGAGCACCTCCTGTGCGAGTGATTTGAGTGCCGCGTAGCGGTCCAGCATCGCGGCCGGGACCACGATGCCGAACGAGCCTGCGGCCTTGCCGGCGTCCCCCTGTGCCTGCGGGTCCGCCGCCTGCAGCAGCTCCTCGAGCCGGCCAGCGGCCTCGCGGAGCGCGCCGAGCAGGTCGGACAGCAGGGCACGATTGGCGGCGGAGAGCACCCTGCCCTCCTTGGCGCGCAGGGCAGCCAGCGCCTCTGCGCGCTCGACCATGTCCGCCAGGTCGGCCCGCAACCCGGCGGCATGGTCTCTGAGCGGCCGGCCCGCCGATTTGAGCGAGTCCGTCCGCGTTGCAATACCGGCGCCAACCAGCACCGGGGACACCTCGAGCACATCCATCGCCTGGATGACCCTGACGGCACGCCCGTCAACCATGTCATCCGAGGCGCGGCTCACGTAGTAGCTGAACGACCACTCCTGGGAGGCGCCGCGCTCGCGCAGCACCTCGTAGTGGTCGCGGCCGGCCGTCGTCGCGAGGTACAGGCGCCCGCGCGCGACCGCCCTGTCGCCCTCGACCGAGAGCGTCGCCTCGCCGATCGGCAGGTCGCTGAGGTTGTGACCCCACTGCATGATCGGGACGTTTTTGCCGGCGGGGACGGCCTCCGGCATGATGATGTCACCGTCACGGTCGACCACGCCGAGCGTGGCCCACGTGACCTCGATCTCGCCGGTCGCCTCGGCCGGCGGCGCGTCCGCCGAGAACAGCTTCTGCTCCATCTCCATCGCTGCGATTGTCCCAACCGCTGTGTGACCCATCTCACTGCTCCGGGATGTACTCGGCGCCGGGGCGCGGCGGCACCTGCGTGACCTGCATGTTCAGCGGCGTGAGCACGTTGTCGCCGGCCTCGCCGATGCCGGGCAGGTCCTCGAGGTCGCGGATTTCGTTGATGGTCATCAGGCCGGCCGCCCGCGCGGCGTTGTAGGCCGCGAACCGGCTCTGGAGGTTGCCCTGCAGCAGCGCTGACGGATCGATGCGGATGAGGTAGTCCGTCCCGGCGCAGAACGCGTCGGTCAGCGCCGATTCGAGCAGCGCGATGTAGGGGCGGAGCGTGAGCGTGATGAACGCCCGGTTCTGCTCCTCGAGCCCGCTCCCCCATGACGTCGACTGGCTCGCGTCACCGAGTAGATGCGGCGGGACGCCGAATACCCGCGCGACCTCGGTGACCGTGAACCGGCGCACGTCGAGCAGCTGCAACGAGGCCGGGTCCGCCCCCGGCGACTCGAACTTGGCGCCCTGGTCGAGCACGGCCACGCGATGCACGTTCGGCCCGCTGTGCGCCGCGGCGAACTGCTCGGCCAGCCGCCGCGCATCCTCCGGCGACATGCGGCCGCTGACGTAGATGATGCCGCCGGGGACGCCAGCCGACGCAAAATACCGCGCCGCGTAGAGCTCGGCGGCGCGGCCGACACCGAGCGACTCGAGCACGGCCATGACCGGACCGCGGCCGCGCAAGCCGTCGAGGGAGCCGATGCGCAGATGCACGAACCCGGGGCGTGGGCTGCCCCGCACCCAGTCGCGCCACTCGACCCACGAGCGGCCGTCGACCAGGTACAGCCTCTCGCCCCTCGCGTCCCTGCCGACGTCGACTCGAGGCGGCTCGATGAGCGCGAGCCGTCTCGCCTCGCCCAGCGGGCCCGGCTCGGCGACGAACACGAACGCATCGCCCCAGATGAGCAGGTGCGCCACCAGCCGGCCGATGAACTCCACCCTGGTCTCCTCCGGGTTGGGCCGGCGCCAAAGCACGGCCATCTCCTCCGGGTTGGCCACCCGGCGGCTGCCGTCCGGCATCGGCTCCATGACGCGCAGCGGCATCGCGGCGATCGACTGGCTGATGAGCGTCACCGCCCGATAGACGGGCGCCATCGCCAGCGCCGCCTGCTCGTCCATCCAGACGCCGGCCTGCGAGTGCAGGCCGACCACCGCCGATGCCGGCGTCTCCTCCGTACGGTCAGGGCTCCCGCCGACCCACCGGAACATGCGTCCCCACCAGGCCATGCGCTGCCCCCTCAGACCTCGAACACGAACAGCTGCGGCACCTCCGGCGCCCCGTGCTGTCCGCCCTCGATGAGTGCCATGCTGACGGCCATCAGCATCGCGATGGCCGCGTCGATCTGCGCCGTGCCGCCAGACTTGCGCAGCCGCGTGCCTCCGGAACGGGTGTAGTAGGGCGCCGCATCGGCGACGTGGGCGGCGAGGACAGGGTCACCCGAGTGCACGAGGCGGCGCTGGACGACCAGCTCGTAGACCGCGCGGGTGGCCGGGACCATCCGCGCGTCCGTCTGCGGCCACTCGACCATCGGCAGGCCCTGGGCCTCCAAATCGGAGGCGGCCCAGGTGACGAACGCTGGGTCGTAGGCGATGCCGACGACCCGGTAGCGCGCGGCCAGCGCGCGCAGGTGCTCGGCCATCTCATCCAGCGGCATCCGCCAGTCGGCAGCCGGGGCGCCGGCCATGTCCAGCGGCCGCGACCACACCCGCGCCTGCACCGCGACCGTCCCATCTTCGCGCACCTGCGCGGCGACGATGGCAGATGAGTCGTAGCGGGTCGACGCGTCCCAGCCCACCCACGTCGGCGCCCCGTCGACGAGCGACGCATCCCCGGCGCAGGCGTCCCACGCCCCCGGCGGCAGCCACCGCTGCGCCGCGAGGACCCACTGGTTGAGATAGAGGCGCCTGAAGTCCGCCTCGGGCACGACCCCGAGCTCGCTGCGGAGGTAGGACTCGGTGACCGTCACGCCGAGCGACGGGTTGGCGGCGCGCCACGCGGCCGGGTCGCGGTAGTCCAGCTCGCTCGGCGCCTCCCACCACTCGAAGTACAGCGAGTCATCGCGCTGCTCGCCGCGCTCGATCGCTCGGCCGAGCTGGTAGAGCCGCCCGCAGCGCGACCGCCTCAGGTCGACGCCGGCGGTCGTGATGGCGATCTGGAGCGGCTGGCGCCGGGCGGCAGAGCCGGTCGTGAGCGCAGCCCACAGCTCGGACTGCTCGTCGGTCGTCCACGTGTGGAGCTCGTCGAGGATGACGCCGTGGATGTTGAGTCCGTGCCAGCTCGACCCGCGGGACGTCAGGCGCTGGAGATAGCTATACGGGTCGGCGGTCGACGTGATCCGCGAGGCGCCGACCTGGCAGGCAGCCGCCAGCGGGCCCATCGTGACGATGCGCCGCGCCGCCTCGAACACGAGCCCGGCCTGGTCCTCGGACGACGCGGCCGCGTAGACCTCCGCCGACGGCTCGCCGTCGGCCAGCATGAGGTACAGTGCGAGCGCCGCGGCGAGCTGAGTTTTGCCATTCTTTCTCGGTATGCCGATCAGCGCGCGCCGATACCGTCTCAGCCCGGTCTCCGGGTCGACCTCGAACAGCCGCTGGATGGTCCGGCGCTGCCATGGCAGCAGCCGGAACGGCTGGCCGGTCCACGCGCCGTTGGTCAACACGCAGTGCCGCTCGATCCAGTCGATGACGTGCCAGCCGAGCGACCAGTACTCGCGGTCACGCTCCCGCACCAGCGCCGGGCGCGGCCTGGCTGTCGGCAGTGTCGCTGTTGCCATCGCCGTCATCATCGGCGATGGCCTGCACCCCACCCGGCCGCCACGGCTCCGGCGCAGGCTCATCGAGCACCACCACGGCCGGCGGCTCCGCCTGCTCCGACTGGGCGGCCAGCCGCTGCTCGCGCTCGCGGCCGCTGAGCACCTGCAGCTGGAGTCGGAACCGCGCGAGCGGCGTCAGCCCGAGGTGCTCGCGGATCCGGTGCAGGTGCCGCTCGACCTGGGCCATCCGCGAGACCACCGGAGGGGTCATCTCGCCGGCCGCCATCCGCGCGCGCAGCCTGTCCTGCTCGTCGACGAGCAGGACGTAGTCACGCAGCAGGGCAGCATCAGCCGGGAGCTCGACCGCGGCCCGTACGGCCGAGCCCCAGAACTCCCGCCAGGCCTGCCGGCCGGCCGGGCCGACATGGCGCAGCTGCCGGGGGAGGGACGGCACGGTCCGGTCGCCGTCATCGACGACCTGCAGGGCCCTCGCACGACCGCCCCGTTTGTTGGCGAGCAGCTCGACAGGCTTCTGCCGCCGTGCTGGCATGTCTACCTCCTCGGCTCCCCCGGCTGCAAGGGGATCGCGGGCCGGGGGAAGGGCGAAGGTGGACGCGCGCGATTTTGGGGTGGGGGCCGCACTCCCACCAAAGCTTCCAAACTTTTCAAATCCCCCTCCGTCGTCGCCAATTTCTCGTCACGATGCGATGGCACCTGCCGCACACCGCGCGCAGGTTGTCGGGATCGTCCGTCCCGCCGTCCGCGCGCGGGACGATGTGGTCGACCTGCTGCGCCGGCTGGCCGCACAGCTGACAGCGACCGCCGTCGCGCGCGAGCACCTGCTCGCGCAGCCTCTGCCAGCGCCAGCCTGAGCCGGTCGGCACAGGCGCCGGCGAACCAGATGTCACCTCGAGCGCAGCGCACCTCGCGCAGAGCGATCCCGTCTGCGTCCGCTGTCCGCACCGGAGACACAGCCGCGCCGGCATCACCGCAACCCCTGCATGCGCCGCCGCTGGCGCCAGCGCCAGGCAGCCGCGCAGCTGAACGAGCAGAACCGGTGGGCTCCCCGAGCCCGGCCACCGCCCCCGGCCGAAAACACCCCGCCACACTCGACGCAGACATACTCCCCCCCTCTGGTCGCCTCGACCCCCCCCTCCCCCGGAAACCACGCATACCCCCCCCATGGTCCGGGCGTGGACCTGATGTCCTCCCCCCACGTCTGCAGCGACCGGACGCAGTGCCTGACCCCGGCGATGCTCAGCCCGGTCTCGGCAGCGATGTCCTGCGCGCGGACAGGCACGCATGGCGACTGCCGGAGAATCGCGAGCACCCACTCCTGCATCGGCGTCAGCATCTGCCCCCGCGCCGGGCGGCAAGCTCAGCCACCGCCTGCCGCCAGTAGTGAGTCGCCAGCGCCGTCTCCTCGAGCGAGTCGACGGCTGCCTGCCTGTCGGTCACGCGCAGCCGGTACTGGTGCCCTGTCTCGACCTGCAGACCGTGCCGGCCGGCCGCGAGCGATAGGATGGTCCGCACTCGTCTCCGCACCGTCTCCGGCTGGTCGAGCACACGGCTGAGCAGCACCCACCGGTTGAGCGGAACACTCTGCACGAGCTCGACGGCGACCAGGTAGGCATCTGCCAGCCTGCCCGCCGTGTGGCGCATCCACGGCGTCTGGATCTCGCCGACCGCCTGGCGCGGCGTCACCTGCTCGCGAGACGTCGCCCGCCAGAAATGCGGCCCGCACAGGCCATCGTGTGCACCCGGCCGCTGGCACCCCGGCATCGAGCACGGGCCGGCAGGAGTCGGCTCGGCTCGGCGCGGGCCGAGCGTGTCCCAGCCGTCCACCAGGTGCACATCCCGGCGGCCGACGTCAACCCACATCGCGTCCCCTCCATGCTGCCAGCGCGCTGTCGAACCCATCCCACTCTGCCGGGTCGGCGTCGAGCCGCAGCGCCGGCAGACCCACCGGCACATCACGCTCGAGCGTCAGCACCAGCTCCTGCCGGTCACGGGTGCCGCTTGCCCTCATCCCCGCGATGCGCCAGCCAGCGTAGGTGGCCGCCAGCCAGCCCCAGTCGATGGTCACTCGATCACCTCCAGGCGCACCAGCACGCCCGGGCCAGCATCCCGGTCGCACCTGATGGATCCGATCTCCAGCCACCGCCACGAGTCGTCGACGATGGCACCTGCGTCGACGAGCCCGTCGACCAGCGGCTTGCATGCCGCCAGCGCGTTGTCTGGGTCATTGGGCCGGTAGTGCCCGTCGGCGCCCCCGCGCAGCCGGAACGTCAGCGACATCCGCACCGGGCGTCCTCTGCGCCAGCCAGGCTCCCGCACGCGCCGGCTAGCGATGAGGGCGACGAGCTGGCGGTAGGCGGCGATAGCACGCATCCTCGCCAGCCTCGATGCGTGGTTGTTCGGGCTCGCCTCACGCGGCGGCAGCGGCAGCTCGAGCTCCAGCAGGTCAGCCATCCATGTGCTCCACCATCAGGTTGTCGAGCGCGTCGACGAGCGCACGCACCTGGCACCGCGTCAGCCGCGCGAACGTGATGCTCACCGGGCCGAGCCGCTTGGCCGCAGGCGCCGGGTAGAACCGCAGCAGCACACGCGGGCGGCCCGCCTCGTCCCGGACCGTCTCGCAGCGGAGGACGGCACCGCCATCGAGCCGCACATCCTCGGCCGGCACCGTCGCAGGCGCGGCGCTCATGCGGCACCTCGCGGTGTCATCCTCCGGTCCGGGCCTGACACCTGCACCACGACCGACGAGGCGGTGTCGACCAGTCGCGACCTGACCCGCGGCGCCAGCTCCTGCAGCGTCAAGTTCGTGGTCACGACCATGGGAAATCCGTCGCGGTAGCGGCCGTCGATGAGCCCGAACAGGCGCTCCTCCGCCCACTCGGTGCCGCGGTGGGCGCCGAGGTCATCCAGCACCAGCAGCGGCACGCGCAGTATCTGCTCCTGCACGTCGTCGAGCGACTCAGTCGCGCGGTCCGGGTCGGCCGTGCGTCGCAGGCGGTCCAGCAGGTCCACGACCGGCCAGAACTGCCCCTGCACGCCATGACGGTCGAGCACCTCGTGGAGGACGCCGCACGCCAGGTGCGTCTTGCCCACGCCGCGGTCGCCCGCGAGGAGCAGCACCGGTTTCGGC